ATGTGCCACGTGAGGCATTTAGATCTGATTGGCACCACGGAGGCGGCCAAGATTCTGCACCAGACGCGCACCACCATCGCGCGGCGCGTCGCCAGCGGTGACCTGCACCCCGTCGGTTCTATCGGGCCTCGCAAGATTCACGTCTTTGATCGCGCTGAGATTGAGCGGATCGCCAACGAAGAAACCCCCACCCCGGAAGGGATGAGGGCCCGATGAGCCTAGTCTTCCTCGACAACATCACCAGACAGGGTCATGGTGCCGTTGACGGGTTCATCGTCAAGTTCAACCGTGTGCCCGCTAAGGGTGTGGACGGTCTTGGGCATGGTATTCACCCCCTTTCAGGGCGTGGGGGCCGTGCTGGTAACACGGCCGGTTTGTTTGGTCGCACCACGAATACCACACGCCTGAGTCCGTTCACGCCGCTTAGCGGACACATGTTCGATCGCGCTGAGATTGAGCGCCTAGCAGAAAGCGAGCAGCGAGCATGAGCATTCGCCGCGATATCGCCCTCCGACTGTCCTGGCTCCTCGTCCCCGACGAGACCATCCAACGAATCCTCCGCCAGCACCACCGCGAGATGATGACCGGAATAGAAAACGCCCTCGCCTCCCAGCGCGTCGTGTACAGGCGGGATGGCGAGGACGCAACATTCAAGGCCCAGTTCGATACCCTTCAGCGCGACGTTACCGAGATTCACTCGGCAACCCATACTTCGCTACAGGCGCTTGATCGCTTTGATCGTTTGCTCGAACGCTTCCGCGATCTTCACAAGGGCTTCATCCCTCTGGCCTTTCTGGGCTTTGTCTTTGGCTTCACTCGCATGGCGCTCAGCCGTCATTAAGAAACTGTTGCTGTTCGAGCTAATCGACATCCTCCCCTCACCTCCTTTCTCTATTCACTCGGAGACTATCCAGAAAGCGAGTCCGAAATGAACTCAACCGATGTAGTAATCATCGTGAAAATGAACCGACGCGGCGAGCTGTCAATCACTGCACCGGGTCTTGATGATGCTTCCGCGATTGATGCACTGTGGGACGCAATTCAGTTGCGCCGCCGCCAGGAAGAAGTGCAGCGCCATGTAGACGGTGCTACCGGGATTGCTTGAGAAGGGACTTAATCGCCTGCAACTCTCGATCCTGTTTTACCACCAGGTCATGCAGCCGGGCGATCTGCTTAGAAAGTTCCTCAATACCCCACTTGATCTGCTCCATTTCATTCATCCATCTCACCTCCTTTCGTCTACTCACCTGAAAGTGTATCCCGTCACATGCTTACTGGAACCGTCGTTGTGCCGATCATCCTCTCCATCGCGGTGCTCTCGCTGATCGCGGGGCTACATGACGTGCCGCAGCACCGCACACATGCTGAGGAGACTCGTCGTGTCTAGGCCACCACGCCCTAACTCCGGGCGTCTGCGGTGCGCGGTATGCGAGCGGGTCTTTGCCGCTGGTCGTGTCCCGGCCACCGAAAAGGGAGGCCCGTACGACGGCGGCCTGGTGTGCCGGGACTGCCGAGAAGTGCTCTACCGACCCCGTGAGCCCGATACCCCCGCACTGTTCTAGCCCCTCCATTTCCCGCCTGCGGGCGTGATCTGGTGGCCACCACACCATCCAATCCATTTGATTACTACCCCCTGTGCGATCAAATGGCGGCCCCGGATGAGGTTCTGACCGTGGTGGTCACCTGATGACGCTCGGAGCATCCGATGTACGTCACACAACACAATCCCCTTTTGGGCGGTTTTACTCGTGAGTCCCCGCCCCCGACTGTAAAGGATCACCCCCCTACACCAGACCACGCCGGTATCGAGCTTTCGATGCACTTCAAGCGGCCCGGATTGACCGGACTGGGCCCGCCCCGCCACCGCCTGGCCCGTGGCGGTGGGGCGCATACGTGAAAGCCGTGTGGGAAGTAAGCCCACACGGCTATTAGCCGTGGGATGACGACGGAAAGCGGAAAAACTGGGAAACCGGCACTGGGGGGTCATCGGCTAACAAATATCCCCTTTAGGGGATTCCTATTGGCTACACCTATTACTCACCACACCTGGAGGTAACCACCATGACTAAGCCGTTTACTCCCCTAGATAATGCTCGTCATCGAACGGCACTAGTACAGACGTTCGACCCTGCACCAGATAAGGATGAGTCCACTGTTCATCACGTTCTGGAGGCTGTCTTTGTCGTGGTGCTTACTGCGGTAGCTGTGGCGGTGATCCTGGGCCTCGGGGCGGCTGCTATAGCGCTGCTCGTCGCGTTCATTGGGAAGGTGCTCTAAAGATGGTGGTGCCAGCGGATTATGTGGTGCCGGAGTGGCACGAGCGGGCCCTGTGCGCGCGGGCAAAGAACCCTAAGCTGTGGGATGAGCCGGGGCCGGGTAATGAGCCGCGCTGGGTGAAGCTGGTGCGGGCGGTGGAGCTGTGCCAGGACTGCCCGGTGGCGGCGCTATGTGCAGCCGAGGGGCTGGCGCATAAGGACGTCGGTGTGATTAGGGGCGGGGTCACCTTGCCTGGCTCAGGCATGACGGGTAGTACGCGCCGATCAGTGCGTGCAGCGCTGCGGGCTGTAGCTGAGGGGGATAGCCCCGCGAAGGCTGTCCTGGATGTCTACGCGCGGTTGAAGGGCTATGAGAAGGCGAGGGAGGCCCTGGTGGCCCTGATAGGGAGGAGGGGGCCTAGCGGTCCTGGTGGGGCCCCTGGGGGGTCCCGGGCCCCTGGTGGGGGTAGGGGCCCGGGTAGGGCCGTGGGGGTGGCCGGTGGGTAGTAGGTGGGCTGGGCGTCGCGCCACCAGGTTGACTGCTGCCACACTCGCAGCACATGGCACGGTGTGTCATCTGTGTGGGTTGCCTGGTGCGACTACTGCGGATCATGTGGTGCCGCGTGCTGCTGGTGGTGATGACTCGTTGGAGAATCTGCGTCCTGCTCATAGCAAATGTAATTCAGCTCGTGGTGACAAATCATTGAGTGAATGGTTTGCTGTTCATCCTTTGCGTTCATCTCGTTGTGAACCATCGCGTGATTGGTGACTGACGCGAGGAAAAGCGGTGAGTTCGGTGAGAATGATCGATGTGAGGAGTCGCCGCCGGGCCGGGCTGGTGTTTTTTAAGCCAGTGAGCCTCGGGAGCCCCCGCGCCAGCACTGCTTTTTCTCCCCGGTTCAGCCCTAGGGGGTATCCCCTACCCCCCCACCCCCCTTAATTTTGGAAGGAATTTCAACCATGAACGAAGCGCTATTTGAGATACGCCGCCCCACAGGCCGCCATGCCGAAATGCTAGAGACTGCCATTGAGGCGGCCAAAGAACAAGACCGCTTGGAGGCCATCGACGAGGGGCTGCTATCCCTTGCGCGGGCGAACGCGGTGGCTCTCGATGATGCTGAGGCCGACCGGAAGTACTACGCCATCTCCCAGCTGACCGCGCCGTACCGCGAGGTGCTGCAAGCCCTGCGGATGACCCCCCTTGATCGTGAGAATGAGGCTAATGACGAACTTAACCGCGCCCTTGCTGAGCTGTCCGCGCCCACGGTTCGCAACTCCGCGTCCTAGCGGGGCGACGTATGGGCCTGCGATCTGCAAAATGATGGAGTACCTTGGTACTCCGGCGATGCCGTGGCAGGAATGGACCGCTGATGTGATCGGGGAGGTCACCCCGGAGGGTTTACCGCGCTGGCCGATGGTGGTTATCAGCGTGCCGCGCCAGTCAGGGAAAACGACGCTGCTACTGGCGGCCTGTATCCACCGTATGATGACCGGGCGGCGCAAAAAGGTGTGGTCTACCGCCCAGACCGGGCAAAAAGCCCGGAAAAAGTGGCTAGAACAGGTCGAGATCATGGAATCGGACATGTTCCCGCTGCGCTCGCTGTTCAAGGCGAAAAAAGCCGCCGGATCAGAGCAGCTCACGTTCACTCGCCTGGGTTCAACGTTTTCCCCGCACCCGCCCAATGAGGAGTCGCTGCATGGCGAGCAGTCGGACCTGAATTTTATCGACGAGGCCTGGGTGTTTGATGATGGCGAGGCCCAGGCGCTCATGCAGGCCATCGTTCCGACCCAAACGACACGCCGTGGTGCGCAGACCATCGTGGTATCCACGATGGGCACCGCGCGGAGTACCTGGTTCCACGGCCTGGTGGATAAAGCCAAGCAACCGAACTCCGGTATCGCGCTGCTGGAGTGGGGCATTAATCCTGGTGATGATCCCACCGACCTCGACCTGGTGGCCGCGCATCACCCGGCGTTTGGGCACACAATGGATATGGCCGCGTTGGAGCGTGCCGCTAAGCAACTTGTCCCAGCGGAGTTTGCGCGTGCCTACGGGAATCTGCGCACGGGAGCCCGTGATCGGTTCATCCCGCTCACGGCCTGGCAGTCTGCGGAGTCCACGGCCCCGATCCCCGATACCTGCCCGGTGATGTTCGGCGCGGCGGTGGACTACCAGCGCACCGAGACCGTGATCGCCGCGTGTGCTGTCGTGGACGGCATACCCACCCTGGAGATTGTGGATGTGCGCCCCGGCACCGGGTGGGCTGCTGATCGGCTCATTGAGCTGCGGGAGCGCCACGACACCCCGCCGCCGGTGGTAGACCCTATCGGCCCGTCCGGCCCGCTGTTCGACCAGTTGAAACAGCGGGGCCACGAGCCACCGGCGTTTAATGTGCGGGCGTTGACGTCCTCGTGCGCGGACTTGTTGGATCGGATCACCCGCACCGATAGCGACGGGCTGGCTGCCCCGGAGGTGCGCATCCGCCCGCACCAGGCGCTTGACCTGGCCGCCGAGCTGGCCGAGCAGCGGCGCGTAGGTGATGCCTGGGCCTGGGAGCGCCGCCGCGCGGCGGGCTCCATTGCCGCGCTGGAGGCCGCCACCCTCGCACTCTACGGGGCACTGCACCGCCCGGCCCCGCCGATTAAACCGTTCATCTACTAGGAGAAACCGTGTCCTACCTGCGTATCGACGCCTCGGTGTTGTCTGTAGTGGCCATCTGTGACGAATGCGGATGGCGCACCACCCGGCATACCCCGGCTGCGGCGTGGACGGCGTGTGCGCTGCACGCGAAAGCCGCTCATGATGATCCGGCGGCGGTGGGCACTGCGCGCACTGCGGCGAGGATGGCGAAAATGAGGGCATTCGAGAAGCGTGACGCCCGATCCGCTTAATAGCGGTATGGGATTCCTCGACAACATCCGCTCTGCTTTGGGGATTGATGGGCGCCTGCATAGCAACAGTGCCCTGGCCTCCCCGTGGGTGGAGCGACCCACTCACCTAGAACCCATCATCGTTAACGACTTCCTACGTGATGAGTTCCGGCTCAAGGCCATCACGCGGGAGCAGGCGATACGAGTACCCGCGCTGTCTCGCGCCCGTGGCTTGATCGTCTCTACGATTGCCCGGCTACCGCTCGTCGCCGTCGATGACGACGGGGAGGAAACCGATGCCACACCCGGCTTCATCACAGACACCACCGGCCCCTTATCGCCGTTCCACCGGATGTTGTGGACCATCGATGATCTGTTTTTCTACGGGTGGTCGCTGTGGGCCGTGCAGCGCTCCGGCAAAACCGGCCCAGTGGTGGCCGCTGATCGAATTGCGTTTGATCGGTGGCACATCGACTCCGAGGGCACGGTGATAGTCGATGGGAACACCGCACCGGCCGATAGCGTCGTGCTCATCCCCGGCGTAACCGAGGGCATCTTGACCTACGGCGCAGACACCCTGGACCAGGCGATGCGCTTGGCGGCGGCTGCTACCCGCGCAGCGGAAAACCCCGTGCCACAGGTCGAACTACACCAAACCAATGACGCGCCGATGACCCGTGAGGAGATCGACGCGATTACCGCCAGGTGGATGCAGGCGCGGCGCGGTGAAAACGGAGGCGTCGCCTTTACCTCCCAAGGTGTTCAGGTCATCGACCACGGCGATGGAATCGACGGGCATCTACTCATTGATGGGCGCAACGCCGCCTCAGTGGATATTGCCCGCCACGCCGGTATCCCCGCACCGATGATCGATGCCACGCTAGCTGGATCGTCCCTGTCCTACCAAAACACCGCCAGCCGAATGTCCGAGCTCGTCACGTTTGGGCTCTCGCCGCTCATGGCGGCTGTGGCCGCGCGGCTATCCCAGGACGATGTGACCCCGCCAGGAGTCAAGCTAGCTTTCGACACCAAGGACACCATTCAGCAGCTTGCCAGTATCTACCGCCACATCCGTAAAGATTATGATAAGGACGACTCCGATGAGCAACGCCTTTAAAACCGACGGAACACTGCTCACCACCAATGATTCCGGTACCACCAGTACGCCGCGCCGCGTGTTGGTAGTCCACACCTTTGAAGATAACGGCACGCTTAGCGCCGAGGGGATGGCGCGCTATCAGTCCACCCCGGCGGCGGGCGGGTCGTACCACATCGTCATCGACAACGATGGGGTGACCTACCGCGAGAACGACGATCCGTTCATGCCGTGGTCGGCCATGCCTACAGGTAACCGGATTGGCTACCACTTCAGCCTGTCCGGCAAGGCCGCCTGGTCGCGGGAACAGTGGCTCGCACGCCCAAAGCAACTGAACTCCCTAGCGAAGATTCTTGCCGCCTACTCCACGGCCTACGGTATCCCGCTGATCCTGCGCACCGCTGACCAGGTGCGCGCCGGTAAATGGGGCGTGTGCGGCCACAACGAGATCAGCCTAGCCTTTGGCGAATCCGACCACACTGATCCTGGCCGGGAGTTCCCCTATGACTACGTGCTGGCCCTGGCCGCACGTCACCAAAAGCAACCTGCCCAGGCTGCTGATACCTCGAAAGGAACCACCATGACTCAGCTTTCCGGCGAAAGCCGCGACGCCCTACACGACGCGAAGATGAATGCCATCTGGGCGAACCAGGCGGCTGCCGATAATCAAATCCAGCTGCGCGGCCCTAATAAGCGCGGTTGGGATCAGCTCGGCGGGCGCACCCTCGTAGACGCCGTAGCCAGAATCGGTGTTCACCTCGGCCTGCCGGGATTCATCGACGTCAAGACCGGCAAAACCGCACCTGTGACGCCTACTGAAAACAATTGATGATGACCCTGATTGCTATTGCCGCTCTCGCGCTCTCCCAGATGATCGGCACCGCGTGCGGAGTAATCCTCGCCCTGGCAATCATCACCCGACCCGGAAAGGAGTAGATCGTGGCACCCGATAATCGCCCGACCCAAGTGCGCCGCCCCTGGCGAACTATGGTGCGCAGCGTGTTTATCGGGGCTGTCTCACTGCTCCCCCTGCTGCCACAGATTGCTGACGCCGCCAACATCGACGAGATACCCGCTGTAGCGGCAATTCTCGCGGTCACCGCAGCAGTAAGCCGCGTGCTGACACTACCGGCAGTAGAAGAGTGGCTGCAAGCCTACATACCGTGGCTGTCGGCAGACCCCTACCAGGGACAACACCGAAAGGAACGCTCATGATGCAGATGGTGGCCTCAATGGCCCCCGAGACTGCGCCGGAGTCCCGCACGATTACCGGCATGGTATTACCGTGGGGCAAGCCCGGCTACACCTCCACCGGCGAGGTCACAGTGACCGCAGGAGCCGTACAACTCCCCGCTGATCTCAAGCGGGTGAAGCTGCTGCGTGACCACTCCACGGAACCCGGGTTTACCCCGGTCGGCTACGCCACCGCCGCCGAGGACACCCCCGAGGGCCTGAAGATGACGTTCAAAGTCGGTGCCACCTCCGACGGGGATACCGCACTGACCGATGTGTCCGAGGGCATCCGTGATGCCTTGTCCGTGGAGCTGGTGGACACCGAAGTCACCGGCGGTGTGCTCACCGCTGGTGTGCTCACCGCCGTGGCGTTGGTACCGATTCCTGCTTTTGCTGACGCCCGCGTGGAGCGCTTTACCGCTTCTAGAAAGGAACCCAAGACCATGACCAATACTGAGACCACGACCCCCAAGGTGGAGGACCGGCACCGCAAGGACGACCCCGCCCCGGAGACTCCCCAGCCCAATGAGGAGCCCCGCAATGATGATGAGGAAAAGGAGGAGAATGTGACTACCCGTGACGATGTGTCCTACATCGCCGCCGCCCGCGTTCCCACCGGGCTGACTGTCACCGGCCCTGGCCGAGCACAATTGACATTCTCGCAGGCCGTGGAGGCAATCGCCGCCGCCCGAACCGGCGTGGCCTCGGCGGAGATGACCGCTAAGCTTGCCGACATCACCCGCTCTGCTAACCCGGCTATCTCGGCTCCGATGTGGCTAGGCGAGATGTGGGAGGGCGTGGAGTACAAGCGCGAGATCATCCCCACCATGACCCAGAAGGCCCTGACCAAGCTCAAGGGAGTGGGCTTTCGATGGACGAAGAAGCCCGAGGTCGGAGACTACGCCGGTGACAAGGCCGAGATTCCCACGGGCACTGTAGCCACCGAGCCGGTGGAGGTGACCGCCTCCCGTATGGCTGCCGGTCACGATATTGACCGCGCGTATTTCGACTTCCACGAGACGGAGTTCCTCCAGGCGTTCTTCCGGGCCCGGGCTAATGACTACGCGATCAAGACCGATGAGAAGGCCGCGAAGTTCCTGGTTGCCTCGGCTAAGACCGGCACGACGATCACCGCTGAGCCTGATCTGCTCCACGCTGCGGCTCGCGCCCGGCTGGTCATTAAGCGGCAGACCCGCGTAGAGCCGAATGCCTACCTGGTCCACCCCAACAGCCTGTTTGGGCTGTTCCAGATCACGCAGCTGGATAACCCGGCCTACCTCGATCTGCTCGGGGTGCGACCGGATCGGTTCATCGCCTCCGATCTGGTGCCCGAGGGCGAGATCATCGCCTACGCTAAGCAGGCCGTCACCTGGTTCGAGCTGTCCGGCTCCCCGATCCGAGTAGACGCCGAGCGATTGGACCACGGCGGTAAGGACTCCGGCATCTTCGGCTACTGGGCGACCCTGCTCAATCAGCAGGATGGCATTGTGCGTGTCCCGTTCGGTGCCACCAAGCCCGCTCGCCGAGACGCGGAGCGTGAGGAGTCCTAGTGTCACCATTGGTCACCCCGGAGCAGGTGGCGGACTACCTCGGTGAGTCCACCGCCGCGCTGCCGGAGCTGACGGAGATCACCGAGGCGGTCACCGCGCTCATCATCGGCTATAAAGGCACCCCTGCTGGCTCGTGGAGTGCAGATGTCGCCTTTGGGGCCAAGATGCTCTGTGCGCGTATCTACCGCCGCCGCAACTCACCCGCTGGTGTGGAAGCTCTAGGCGAGTTGGGGCCGGTGTACGTCTCACGCAATGATCCCGATCTCGCGCAGCTGCTCAAGCTCGGGCGCTACGCACCGCTCCAGGTGGGCTGAAACATGGTGAACGAAGCTTTAAACAGCGTTGTCGATGCCCTGACTAAAGCGGGGATCGCAGCGACTGTGGACCCTCCGCGCCTTAATCCCCCGGCAGTGTGGGTGACCGCGCGCCGTCTGGGCCGCAGCGTGCTGGGAGCTTGCGGCGGGTATGCCGTGGTAGTCGATCTGTACTTGATCGCTCGCGACACTGGCATTCCCCGCGCGCTAGAAACTCTTGACGGGCTGCTCACCCACACCATCGAGGTGATGGACGAGCACCAATGGGATATGGATTCCTCCGCGTTGGATGAGACCGTCACCCTCCCCTCCGGTGGTGGGCCGCTCCCGGCCTACCGCCTGACCTACCTAATCGACTAGGAGAAAAACATGGCTGTTGGAACACCTAAAAGCTTTAAACTCGGCAAGGGCGAACTGAAATTCGGTGAGACCGGCACTGAGGTAGATTTTGCGTGCCAGGCCACCGAGGTAAAGGTGACCTGGGATAATGATTCCGAAGATGACCTGCATACCCTGTGTGGTGGTGTGCTGCCCGGCGGGGAAACCTTCACTGCAAAGCTGGAGGGAACCTTTATCCAGGACCTGACCGCTAAGGGAGTCATCGACTTCACCTGGACCAACAAGGGCCAGGCCGTCAAGGTCGCCTTCAAGCCCAGGGGCAACTCGAACGCCTCTATCAAGGGGACCGTGAAGATCATGCCCATTGATCTCGGCGGCGAGGTCAATAAGACGAACACCTCGGACTTTGAGTTCCCGTTTGTCGGTGAGCCCACCTGGACTAACGGCGGCGCAACGAGCAGTGCCAACGGCTAGATGGTCTACCAGGGGCTCAAGCTGGAAGGTGGGCGGAATCTCCGCCGCACCCTCAAGCAAGCTGGTAAAGACCTAACCGATGTCAAAGACGCGCACCGCGCAGCTGCTGAGATCGTTGCTGGTCGTGCCAAAGGCTGGGCACCTGTGCGCTCCGGGAAACTCGCAGCGACGGTACGCGCCGGTGCCACAAAGACTGCCGGCATCGTACGTGCTGGTAACCGGCGGCGCTCCGCCTCCGGTGTGCCGTATGCGCCCCCGATTCACTGGGGATGGAAAGCCCGCAATATCAAACCGAACCCATTCTTGTCCTACGCGGCCCAGGCCACAGAATCCACGTGGCTACGGCTGTATGAAGACAAGGTCAATAAAGCACTAGATCAAATCAAAGGAGTATAGCTATGGCTTTGAAAACCTCTGTGACGCTCGACGGCCACACCGCGCCGGTGGAGGTCACCATCACCAACCCGGACCGCGTGCGTTGGGACATGACCCGCTCTAAGCACAACTGGCCCACGTTCAACGACGCCCCGTTCCTGGGAACCACGTTCCTCGCCTGGGCCGCGCTGCGCCGCGAGGGCATCTACCCCGGCACTTTCGAGGACTTCCGCGACCGCGACGCAATAGATGTGGAGTCCTACGAGGACACCGCCGCCGAGGCCGACGCGGTGGGTGATCTAGGAAACCCTACCCAGTAGGAAGCCGTATTCGACTGCTTGTGGAACTGGCTCATGCGTGGCGGATCGCCCCGCATGAGCTGTTCGACTACGACGACGCCACCCTGGCAACCATGATCCGAGTCTTGGAGGACATACGCGATGAGCAAAACCGCCATTCTTAGCGTTCGTATTATCTCGGACGCGAAGAAAGCCGTGGCAGGCTTTAATGAGGCTGGTCGCGGCCTGGACAAGCTCGAATCAGGCATGAAGAAAGCCGCCACTGTGGGCACGGCGGCTACCGCTGCCGTAGTCGGCATGGGTAAACAGGCCTTGGACTCAGCAAGCAAGCTCCAGCAGTCCACCGGTGCAGTGGAATCGGTGTTCAAGGCACAAAGCGGGGCAATTAAGAAACTCGCGGCGGACGCGGCGAACTCTGTGGGTCTGTCTAAGAATCAGTACCAGGAGTTCGCCTCCGTGATGGGCTCCCAGCTAAAGAACCTGGGTGTTGCCCAGTCTGACCTGGTGCCCACCACGGACAAACTCATTACGATGGGCGCTGATCTGGCCTCCATGTACGGCGGCACGACCGCCGACGCCGTACAGGCACTCAGTGCGGCTTTTCGTGGGGAGATGGACCCCATCGAAAAGTATGGCATCTCTATCAAGAAGTCGGACATTAACGCTAGGTTGGCGGCACAGGGTCTCGACAAGCTCGAAGGCGAGGCCCTCAAACAGGCCGAGACACAAGCCTTGCTGGCGATGCTCACCGAACAGTCAGCCGACGCCCAGGGCAACTTTGCCCGCGAGACAGACACGGCGGCCGGTAGCGCTCAGATCGCCGCCGCGCACTGGGAAAACGCCAAGGCCGCCCTCGGGGAGCAACTACTGCCCTATGCGACACAGGCCGCTGAGGCGATGGCGAAGCTCGCACAGAAGATCGGGGAGAATCCCGAAGCTTTCCGCAAGCTAGCTATCGCTATCGGTGTGACCACAGGCGCACTGTATACCGGACTCGCAGCGATCAAAGCGTGGCGCGTCGCCTCAGCTATCGCCACGGCGGTCAGTACCGCGTGGGGAGCGATGACCGGACGAATCGTGTTCGGCAACACCATCGCGGCGGGGTCCTCGGCCACAGCGGCGTCTACCTCGATGGCGGCGTGGCTAGGTGCGGCCGCGCGCACCGTAGCCGGATGGTTGGCCGCTAGTGCGCGGATCGTATGGACATGGGCGGCCACGGCGACGCAGGCGGCGATCCACGCGGGTACGGCGGCTGGTGCGTGGATCGCCTCGGGCGTGCGCGCCGCCGGGGCGTGGGTAGCCATGCAGATACGCGCCGGTATCTCGTTTACGATGACGGCGGCCAGCGCGGCCATGTCGGCCACAATGACAGCGGCGAGCTGGTTGGCTGCCGGTGCGCGGGCTGCTGGGGCGTGGCTAGCGATGCAGATACGCGCCGGTATTGCTTTTGCGATGACCGCTGCGAGTGCGGTGGGTGCAGCAGCTGCTACGGCGGCGGCATGGGTAGCCAGCAGCGCGCGGGCCATCGCGGCCTTTGTGGCTCAGCAGGCCGCGATGATGGCGGTACGCGCAGCGACCCTCGCTATGGCGGCGGCGCAGTGGGTGCTCAACGCGGCGATGAGCGCGAACCCGATTGGGATTGTGATTGTCGCGGTGACCGCACTGGTGGCCGCGCTCGTGCTGGCGTATCAGAAGTCTGAGACGTTCCGTAACGCCGTTAACGCCGCAGGGCGTGTCGGTAAGGCCGCTTTTGACCTGGTTGTTGGCGGTATCCGCTCTGCGGTGCAGTGGGTGGGTAACATCGTCTCGAAGGTCGGCGGTGTCGGCGGAGCTTTCCGGGCTGCGATGGCGGTGGCCAGCGCAGCTGTGAGTATTCTGACGGCTCCACTGCGGGGCCTCGTGAGCCTGATTGGCTCGGTGGTCAGCGCGATTGGGCGTATCCGGTTCCCCTCTCCACCAGCATGGTTGTCCAAGATGTTTAGCGCTGCCCCGTCGATGACGACCGCGCCTGGCACACCGTTTAGGTTCATGGCACCCCCGGCGCTGGCGTTTGGGTATCAGCCGGAGCTTACGGCGGCCTCGGGGTCACTGTCCTCCCTTCGTGGTGCTATCGGCTCGTCCTCCGGGGGCGCGATGAAGGTGGATAACTCCGTGCATATCACTGTTGATGGCTCTGGTGTAGTAGACCCCCGCGCGATTGTGGAGGCTCTAACGAAGGCACTCAAGCAGTACGGGCGGGACCTGGGCCTAAGCCCCGCTGCGGGGGGAGGGGCTTTCTCATGGGCGTGAAAGTAACTCCCTCGCTGACTATCGGAGGCTATGAGATCGCCTGTAGCGCCGATAAGGCCGATACTGAGCCAGTAGCGGTCCGCAGCGTCAAGATTGATTGGGGGCGCAATGAGTACCATGACGCCTCGGCCACCCCGGCGACTATGACCCTGCATCTGGCAGATGTGACCGATGAGTGGGCCGACTATATCCGCCGGAACAAGGCAGTGGGCCGTGAGGTGCGCCTTCAGATAGAAGGTCGCCCTGTCCTGGCTCTAGATGGCACGCGTATCAGCGGGACAACGCACCGCATGGTGGTATTCCGAGGCCGTGTCTCCCGTGCGACCGCGAAGCTGACCAAGTCAGAATCCGGCCAAGGTGCACGCCGGTGGATCATCACCCTGGTATGTGCGGACTCCACCGCCGCGATGGGCGGTGTCCATCCCGGCCCCTCAGAATGGCCCACCGAGGCCATGATGGACCGTGCGTTGCGTATCCGTGGCCTCTCGGAGGTCGGCACCACCCGCATCGAGAACTTTTACTTCCGCTCCGAGTACCACATGTTCGGCGTCTCCCCGCTAGACGTCAAGGGCAAAAGCGCGCTCCAGCTCCTCGGTGATTTTTACGGCTCGATGGCGGCGGAAACCTGGTCCTATGATCCAGACGGTAATGTCGTGCGGCAGGTGCCACGCCTATCACAGGACATGACTGTGCGCCTCCAGTCCAGCGATGAGCAGCATGGGGCCGTCAAACCAGCCGTAGACGGCGTGCACTTCGAGGGAGTGACCTACCCCGGTATCGGACTCGGAGGATGTCAACTCACAGGAGACCCTGTGATTGAGGCCGACCCCGCCACCGTGATTAACCGTGTCGAGGTCAACTGGAAAAACCGTGAACGTGAGTGGGATGACACGATAAGCGTTCACGAAAACGTCTACCCCGGTGACGCCCGTAGGGTACTTAGCTGGGACACCTGGCTTGGAGACCAGGAAAATGTGGAGCCCGCCCAAAACGCCCTATGGGCGCGGGTCCATGAGGAAGGGCGACGCCCCCGCCACCCGGAGTTCACCACCCAGCCCACCCACGTCTTCCCTAACTGGGATGTCACCCGATGGGTACTCATGGCCTGGGAAAACCCCCGCCCGTGTTTTATCAGCGGCGACGCCGCCCACCAATGGCTCATGGGCACCAACCAGGCATACGGCCCCATCGTGGCCCCTATTGGCGGCACACTACATTTCGACCCAAAAGACGGATGGTCCGCGCTTCTACGCACCCACTTCATCCACAACACTAGGTCGCGTATCTCCCCGGTCCCGTGGCAAGGGTTAAAGCAATACCGGCGCAATAACCAACGAACCGTGCCGTGGATGTGGGAACGCGGCGGCACACCCCCCGGAGCGCAAATCATCGATCAAAGCACTATTAAGAACAACTATTCCATGCCGAATAGATACCCACGATGGGGTAAAGCACCCTCGAATAGAGGTTACTGTTTCCATACCTCTGTAACGTGGTCCGACTTAAGGTATATCGATAACAGCGGAGCAGAAATTAAGGACGTGGCAATATGACGCGATACACCAGAAACCACCGTATCCCCTACCCCGAGGACGGCGACCCTATCCACCTCGGCGCACAGCAGATGCAGGCAATGGCTGAAAAGATCGACACGCTCAGCCTAGGAGGAGGCGGCACCCCCGGGCCGCAAGGCTCCCAGGGACCTCGCGGTGCCACCGGCCCAGGGGGCGCTACCGGGCCTCGTGGCGCAACAGGGCCCACCGGACCTCAAGGCCCACAAGGCGACCCCTCAAGCACCTACACACTCGACAAAGAAGAAAGCGTCCTCAAGGGCTGGACGACGCACGCAGACGTAGACGCCGCAGGCACCCTCACTCTTACTAGGGTTGGCCCCGTCGTCCGTGCCACCTTTCAATCGATAAGGATGAATAAGAACTCAAGTGGGAAGAACTTCACCCCTTTGGGAAGTAAGATAATTCCGGCGGAGCTACGACCCGTTGACACCGTTATCGGAACACTAGATGGTTCCTTTGGCGCTAGTATGACTGTCCGTATTGATAAATATGGAAATGTAGGTGTCTCACAATGGGGACCGAAATACACGTTCACAGGCACGTTTACCTGGATGGTGAATAAGCAGGTCACCACCCCGACCGGACCTGCGGGGCCACGCGGGGCTACCGGAGCAACCGGGCCTGCGGGACCAGCAGGACAACAGGGCGCTATCGGGCCTCGTGGTGCAACGGGCAGTCAAGGCCCGCGCGGGGCGACAGGCTCACGCGGTCCTGCTGGGCCTCAAGGCCCTCCCGGACCGCGCGGCCCGGCTATTGAGTTGCCCTCATGGACTCAGACCGGGATTAATCTGATTGCTGATGGTAACCGTAACCTCAACCTCGGGAGTGGTGGGCTATTCCGGTTCCAGTGGCGAGTGCTATGGGGTATCTTCGAGCTGCATTACCGGGTCTTGTGGGGCCGTGATGCAATCTCACCGGGAGGCCCACTGCGTATGCGTCTTCCTGTCACCCCCGCCCAGGGCTTCGAAGGCATGGGCTCAGGGTCGTACTACCTGAATCACGGTGAGCTATGGTCGATGGACTGCAAGCCGCACGTGAAGCCCGGTACTAACGAGGTACGTTTCCTCGTGCCCACCAACGGCGATAAGTCCACCTTGAAGTACATGCGGATTCATGACGGCTCCTCTCGGATAGGGACGGGGGTACCCGCTAACCCGGACTTCCGCATCGATAAAGAATGGTCCAGTATGCAGGGAAGTATCAGCTTCCCCGT